AGTATACATTTTGGCTTGGGCAGGATTTGTTCTTCCTATTTGTGCTATACGAGCTGTTATGCCTGCAGCACCAGCTACTTTATTTAATAAAGCAAATTGTAATAAATCCCCAGTAAAACCGCCTAATCCTTCTGTTAAATTCATAGCCCAATCTCTTTCAAAAGTGGCCTCTTGTTCTTTAGATAGCCTAATTCCTGAATTACCCAATAGTTTTTGCAATTCATCAAGCTCTTCTCTTCTTGTTTGCGGTAATTGTTTTTTAAGATCTTCTGCTTTTTCAGGGCTAAACATCCTAACAAGGCTTACTAAACTTTCTTTACCAAAAGTGCTTATACCTCCTGCTATTCCAGTTTTCATAGAACCTGGATCTTGATTTAAAACAAAAGTTTCCTTTAATGCTTGTTGCTTTAAAGACAAATCAACTCTTTCTTCATACAAATCTTTAAGCTCAGCAGGAAGATCAGTATAGACCTGTTCACCTTTAAAATCATCACCTCTATGCATTTCTAATCCTTCGCCTCTATAACCCACAATGTCAGAGTATTTCACGTCACTGTAAACCCCTTCAGAATTTGGCTTGTATCCAGCATTGTAAAGCCATAGGTTTAATTGCGTGTTTGAAGGTTTTAAATCTACTGTTTGATTTAATTTTCTGTTATTATCGTTTTTATCTAATGTCCAAAGTGCAAATTGTTTTTGCAGGCTATCTTTGTCCATTGTATTATATCCTTCTTTTATAGTTTTATAAGCTTCAGATTTATCATTTCCTCCAACTTCTTCAAACTCAGATTTAGTTATGCGTTCACCGTTAGCGTCAAACAAAGGCTCTGCATCAAATCTTTTTTCCATAGCTTTAAAAGCTTCTGGCTCTTTCTTTTTTAAAGAAGTTAATTTTAATTTAGCTTCCTCAATTATATCAAAATTATCTGATGTGCTAATAATATTTTCATATTTAGCAATTTCGTTTTTTAAATTAACATATACCTTTTGATTTGGCCTTAAATCGTTATAAAAATTATTAGCAATACTTTTATTTACCGTTGTGTATACTAAATTATTATCTTCTAAGCTTTTATATTGGTCGTCATCAATTTTGGCTTCTTCTTCTTTTTCTTTTTTTATTGCTTTTTGAATTTCTTCATTTACAATATCCGTGTATCCACTAGGTAAATCCTTTCCAATATTTTTAGTATTAGCATAAAAAGATTCTTTTGCCAATTCCCTTACTTTTATATCAAGCTTACCGCTTTCGTTTAATTTTTCAATAGAGTCTCCATCTAAATCTAATTGGTAAAGAGTATTACTATTTACAATAGCTCTAACACCTGATCTATAGCTTGACCTGTTATTAATATTTTCTTCAACCTCTTTCTTTTTAAGATTTGTTGAAATTTTATTTATATTAAATTGTGTTTTATTATTATCTACAATAGGAACTTCTTTAATACCCAGCCCAGTTGGTTTTGATGTAATTGATTTAGGATCAAATACTTTAAATTTATTTGGATCTATTTGTAAATCCAAAGAACCAGGATCCGAGCTGGAATCCGTATTGGATGCTACAGTTTCCTCCACAACCGCATCCGGTGCTGTGGGAGTTTGAAAATCCGGCGAAGACCCACCAAATTTTTCATTAACTTTTTTTAATATATCGTCATCAGATAAGCCCTGAGCTACAAGGCTATCAATATATTCTTGCTTATCCATACTTATTTTTTATTTCTAGATTTATATAACATGATTTCATTCTCGTACTTACTTGCATAGCTTTTAAAGTCGGGGGCTAACTCAAGGCCGCTAGCCTGTGCGTTGATTACAAAATTAAATAAATTGTTTTTGCCACCTTTTTTATGTACAAAATTAATCCATTTGCCCATTTTTGGAGAGTTTAATCTATTTAAGCCATCGCCGCTTGTGTATTCAGCAACCATTTGATCATCGTATCCTTTTGAGTATGCGCTACGGGCGTATTTGCCGCTTGAGCCACTTTCAGTGGAAATATGATCAAAATATTTTCGCATACTTTCTGGGTTGTATAGATTGTATTCCATAGTGGTGTCTGTTAAAGTTGTTGGAACTTTTTTCATAGTGCCATCTGATTGCTTTTCGTCAATCATCACTTGTTTACCATCAAAATTTAATACCACCTTACCCTCGGGGCTTATTTCTAATCCAGTTGCATTTTCTTTACTACCTCTAAAAGTAAATTCAGCATTTAAAAAAGTATCACCAAATTCTTGTATTTCATTTTGCTGAGCCTCATCAATATTCCTTCCTGTTTCTCCGCCTGTAGCAGAAGGGGCAAATTTCCCATTTACAAATTTAATAGATGAATTATCAGGCATCATTGTTCTGACTGCATCAAATATTTTTTCATTATCAACAAATTTATTTATTATGCCCGCAGTTTCAACCCTAACTTTTTGGGGTAAATAATTATCCTTCTCTTCAACTCCTCCACCACCAGTATTAGTTTCTTTAGGTTCTTTTCTATAAAACTCATCAAGCAACCCATTTTCTTCCATTTTATTAAAAGTATATTTTGATACCATTTTAAGCTTAGCGGTTTTTGATTTTTCAAATAAATCTTCAGCTGTTTTTGCATCAACCCCTAATTTTTTTTCTATTTCTTTTGGACCAATATTCAAGGGGAGGTCTAATAGTGTTTCTGCCTGTGGTCCGGTTAAATTAAATTCGCTTACCTCATCATCAAGCATTTTCTTTTTAAGATCTTCATTTAAATCAAGTTTATTATTATAAACATTATTTGCAACACCTAATTTATTTCTAGTAAATTTTTCCGTGTCAATTTCACCCGCGCTATTTAACCCATATTGTTCGTAAACATTCTGCATGGCATATTCACTAGCATCTGCTCTTCCTGAAATAAATCCTCTTTGTTTTCTTTCTGCAATATAATTTTTTAAATCAGCGCTAGTTCTTGTAGATAATCCCTTAAGTAAAGCATCGTGCTCAGCGTCAATTATATCTCTTTGCTCTTTTCCAGATGCTGTAAAAATTGTTTGTAACTCTGCTTCTGTGTATTTTCTACCACCAACTTCAATAAAGCTAGTAAATTTTTTAGTTTGATTATCGTATTTAAATGTGGGTTTTGCATCGCCATTTTTAATAGCATTGTATATATTTTTTTTATCTGAGTATAAACCGTGCCCCTTGTCATTGTTTTCATCAATGTCCATGTCTGAAGTATATATGTAATCCAAAACTGTATTTATAGGTGTTACAGCCCCCTCAAAACTATTCTGAGCTTCTCGCATACCTTTCTGGTCCATACGATTTTCGGTGGGCATAGAAAACAATCCACCTAAGCCTTTTTTAGTTGGTTGTTCAACATTAAGCGCTTCTGCATAAAATTCTTCCAATGCAGCGTTTATTTGTTCTTTTGTTTTTTCTCCATTATCAACCGCCGCACTAAGTTCTTTTTTCATTTCTTCACCTTGTGCGTATACAGTGTCTTCGTATTTTTTTCTATCAGCAATCAGCTTATCCCCCTCTGCAATACCAGCTGCTAAACCAGTTTGAAAAGTTGTATTAAAAGCCTTAGTACCTGCAGTATAATCTACTGTTGTATATGATCTTGGATTATCGTATGCTCCCATAATTTTTATTGATTTATTAATCTAAATAATCGTAGCCGTATTGTGCTCCACCACCACTGGTTAAATTGGAATAGTCCGCAGTTCTAGGCACATTGTAAGTGACATTTTCGTTTCCAGAATAAGCACCGCTAAAATTATCTACCCCTCCACCCGGAGCGTTTGCTAATGATTTTTTGTATTTTGCTCCACCAATTGCTGCACCAGCTAAACTACCTAAAGCTCCTAATGCTTGTCCCATCATTTGACTAGACTGTTGACTATATGCAGCAGCTTGCCCTGAAGCAATATCAGCTTGACCGGCTAATCGATTTAATTTAGATGTGTCCCTTCTTTCTTGCGCATTAAATTTAAACGCAGCGCCTTGTGCTTGAGCACCCTGGACTCTTGCAGCTTCACTCATTTGAAGTCTTTGCATTTGTTGCTCACCCTGAGCTCTTAATCTTGCATTTTGAGCCTCTTGTTTTTCTATACCGGCCGCGATGCCAGCTTTGGATCTTGCGGCTTGTTGAGCTAATGCGGTTGCACCACCAGCCCCGGCGCCCGTAGCTCTTAATGTATCTAATGTTGTTGCTAATGCAATATCAGTTTCAGCGCCTTTTATTTCAGCGGCTTTTGTAGCCACTTGTAAATTAGCGAATGGGTTGGTTACCATACTGCTGAGATCCTTAACGTTTTCATAGGGATTAATAACAGCTTGTCTATTTTTTTCAAGATTAGCTATTTGTTTATTTAAAGCATCCGCTTGTTGTCTGGCTCTTCTAGCAGCTCGTCTTGCTTTACCAGCTCCAAATAAGCCGCTAAGTGCAGAGACGCCCGCTGATATTCCCGTTGCTAAAAAAGGTGCTGGCATAATTTATTATTTTAATTTGATGATAATACTGTCTCAGACGAAACAGCAAATAGTTCTTTTTTTGATGTATCGTTATTAGCTGTTTCAAAAACGGCCGAAGCATACATTCCTTTTATTCCTGATATTGCATCTCCAAATATAACTTCGTTTTCATCGATGCTAGAGCTATTCTGCAAATATGCAAAATATTTATTTTCTTTTTTATTAAAAGCTGTTAGCCCAGGTAAATCATAATTTAAACTTTTATCATAAACAGGTATATCATAAGCTGTATCTGTAAATGTAGAATTGTCTAAATCTGTTTTTATATTATTAACTTTCCAACCTTCTGACCCCTCGTATATTAAATTTTTAAATACTTTAACCGCAGATGGTGTGTTATTTAAAATCACATTTACAGTTGAAGTATTTCCTACGTTGTAAAAATTATTATAATTTGTTGTTTGATAGTGTTTATATATATTCGGCCCATTAAAAGTATATAAAACATTTTTTAATGTAAATCCCCCACTGGGTTTATAAGTATAAAAACTAGTCCAGCCTTTTGAAGATTCATCATAAGCCAAAGTATGATAGGCAGAAGTATCGTTTTGCAAGGATAAAATATATTGGTCTTTTACGTTGTCATAAATACCTACCATTTTTGTAAAAGATTTCATATTTTCTTTAAACCAACCTCTCATACCATAATAAGATATTTCAGTATGACCGTCTCTTGATAATCTTATTACAACCCCTCTTTTTTTATCTGCAAAGTATTTTAATCCACCTTTAACGGCAAAGCTTTCTGGATTTTTACTTATACCGTATCTTCCCGCGAAAGGTATTACTGTTCCAATAACTACATTGCTTAAAGATTTTATAGGGGCTCCTTCTGCTGTAAAAACAGCATCTTTGTCTATTAAAGCTCTACTAACCTTATCTTCTTGCAATATAAGTAAGTTAGTATCTTCAGCATAAAGCTTTTGTATGCTTCCACGAGAATCATCTAAAGCTTTAGTATTAGATTTACCAATGCTAAATTCATTCAATTTATTAATTCCCGTTTTAGAATTATATATTCCTGAATATATAATAGCATTTTTTCTTCTTCTTTCGGCGTAATTTTCGTCAGTAGCAAAAGCTCTGGTCCCCAATTCCATAGATTGATTATTAAACCCTCCTTTTATCCTGGACTCTTCAATATGAAATTTTCTGCTTGTGTCGGCGGGCTTTATAATGAAGGTATTAAAATAACCTATTTCTTTTGCTATTCCCATTATTTAAATATTACATGTTTTACTGCATCCCTAATTACGGAGTTTCTTGACATGACCTAGAATTATCTATTGATTGCACCACACCATTACTATCCTTAACATCTGCGTATTTTCCCTGATCGTATTGCCCGCCTATAGGTTGTGTCAATATAAGACCATAGAATGTAGTGCTTAAGTTTGAATTTGTATATATTGTATCTCCAACTTCTATTGTATTGGATCCCCCTAATTGTGGTTTGGTTATATATAGTGTTTGTGTTGATGGCTGGCATAATCCTGGAGCAGAAGATGACACATATTGATCTATTAGGGTTCCTGGTATAATAGTAACACTAACAGTGTGCTCATCAGAAGAGGGCGTAGAAATAGTGTGCCCGGCATCAACAACTTTTATTTTAACATTATATACGTTTCCAAGTAAGCTTTGAGCCATATAGCCGCTAGATTTAAGCAAACCAGGAGATGGGTTTCCGCTGTCTCCTGTATTTGTTATTTCAAATAAATTACTTGAAGTAACGTCTACACCAGAAAGAGTAACCTCTTCTATGCTATACACCAGCCCTAAATTATTTCTAGTTGTATCCTTGCTCCCATTTTCAGTTCCATTTCCTGCGTCCAAAATAGTTGCGCCAGCCGAATAATGTAAAGAATTTGCAGTTGCGGATAAGCTAGACGAAAAAACTGGGGCCGCATTATTTAACGTTATAACTAAATTTTCAGTTAAGTCTTCTCCATTGCCATCAATTGCGGTAATTGAAACATTATAAGATTCCCCCGCTGCTCCATAATAAAATATAGTATTTGTTATTCTTAAATCTCCGCTATTAATGTCAAAATTATTTACTAAATCTGTATTAAGATCTGATTGTGCAAATACACTATTCAATTGAAAAGTTAATCCTGACATTGCACTTCCTAAAGAATTTGTTGCACCAAGAGTGCCAATTATAGTATTGGCATTATCCCCTTCAGAAAAAGAGGAGGATGTGATTGTTAATCCTGCTGGACCACCCGTGTTTCCTAAAATTTCTGCATTTAAGTCTTCTACTAAGCCAGTCAAAGATGTTTCGTAATATATATCTAAAGCAGATTTAAAAGGCTCGGTTTCAAACACAGATAAACCAAAATTTGTTGCACCATCATCAAGGCGAATAAAGCCGTTTCCATTTGGTAATTCGGCAACTAAAGGATTATTATTTGAATTATAAATAAAAGCTATGACTTCTCCTGGCTCATAAATAAGATCAACGGTGCCATCTGCTTGACTTCTTGTAGCAGAATTTACTAACCCTTGCTCTTTTGCTGTTCCTATACTAGTAACATCTATTTTTGGACCATCTAAATTATATATAAAAGGATCCGATAAGGTTCCAGCAGGAGTTAAAAAAGCATTAGTTACTACCGGGTAAAGAGCAGCGTCGCTTCCACTTGTTTTGTCTAGTATAACACCGCCATCTCCAGCCTCCTTAGGAACTTTATTTACGTTGTCCCCGTGTAAAACTAGCCAAGATCTTTTGTCATCATCTGTATAAACTGTAGATGCACTACCGTCTAATATTATAGTAGCGGTTGTGTTTAATGTCCCCGTTTGATTAGGCCCATGAGGAAAATTATCTTTTACAGCGGGTGCATATACATTATAATATTCTTGTTCCGTTTGTTTAACAACTACTTTCCAAGAGTACCAACCGAATTCATTAGTTGCTGAATAAGGGTTTGAAATAGTTTCGTTAAATTCAATTTTTAATGAATACCCATTCCAAGATCCGGGGTCTCCAGTATGTACCGGAACTCTAACCGAAGATTTATTAGCGTCGGAGGGTAAAATAACAGGGGATTGCCTACCGTATTTATCGGCAAGAATTAATCCAATTTGATAAGTTCTTCTTGCTTTTACGGATTGATAAGGGTATTGAACGTTCCAATTTTGGTCAGATGCTGTTGCTTGCCTTGTGACGTAACCCGCTTCAAAATCAACAGAAGGAAGATCGTAGTTTTCTTGAAAATTTCCATACATAATTCTACTTCCAGCAATTTCTTGCGCTTTAGCTTTACGTGGCACGTTATCAAAAACTCTAGTTAATTGATCTTCAGGCAAAGTTTTAAAAGGTAAATTTAATTCATAATTATATGTTAATAAATTACCAGAAACCGCATAAGAGGCTGTTGTAATATCATTATCAGTTAAAGATAATTCTGCAATTACTTTTATTCCAGGATTATCTGCCTCTTTATATAATATTTCAATTTTATTAATAGCATAATCTGTAGTAACAGTAGAAGAAGGCAGGTTTATTCTTAACTGAACTCGTCCAACGTCATTAATCATAGATTCAAGCTCAGTAGTAGTTGCTGCATCAGAAATTTGTGCGGTGCTAAGCCCACTGGAGGCGTTATACGTTTTAGGTATAAAACAAGTTTGTGTAAACGGAGATATAACTGAATATTCTCCATCTTCAAATTTATATCTATATGCAAATTTTATAAATTCTTCTTCTATTCTATCTTCTTTATTGGTAAAAGTTAATGTAACTCCATCGGCTACAGTTACAGGTTTACTTGTTGTTAAAACTTTAGAAGTTGTATTAAAAGAAACCACTAAAGTGTTGTTTGAAACTCCAGCACCAGTTATTAATTGATTAACATAAATGTTATAATTAGAATTTTGTAAAGTTACAGTACTAGATGAACTTACTGCTCCATCAACGTCGTTAGTTGTTGTTAATTTTTGCAAACCAGTTTGTGTATCTTCAGTAGGATTTAGGACTAAAGGGGCATTATATGGATAGTATTTAGCAACGCTAATTTTAGCCTCAGTATTATAGTATGAATTATTTTCTAATGCTTTTTTTACATTTATTTTCCTTGGCTGATTATTATTATCTGTCCAAAATAATAAATCATCAATTATATTAACGCCCGTTATTAAGTTACTATCACTAAAATTTAAAAAGTTTGATGTATTGTTTATTATTGGGATTGGTGAAGTGGTGTCTTCTGTGTTATGGTAATATATATTGTCATTAACCCCGCCAGCACTAACGAAATAAAATACCCTATTGCTACCATTTGATAATGATTCTGATTCGTCTAAATATCCTATAACTTTACCAGATATATCTATATTTCCAATTTTAGAATTGCCTTTTACATTTTGTACAACACCAACATCACTACCGTCAGATTTTGCAATATGAATGTTTTGAGCGTCTACGTATTCACCATTAGGTATTAAACGTGCATCGAGATCTTTATTCATTTTACCTTTTAAAAAGGTATTTTTGATTTCTGGCATGTATTAGTGTTTAATAAATTTTGACTTACCTCTCATTACTTGTTCTAGTTCAGCAATTTTAAGGCTAGATAATCTTAATTTAGCATTTCTTATTGCTGCTCTTTTTTCTTTTCTAAATCTATTTATAATGTATTCAGGAAAGTTTACTCTTGAACTAGCAATTCCATATGTTATATATTTATATATTGCATCTTCAGCAAATTTATGTATTTTCATTTCATCGTCTGTTCCCAAACCATCTGATATATATTTTAATGTAATTATTTGTCCTGATAATTCACTAGAAAAACTAATTTTACCATTTAGTTCATCTATTAAAAATATTCCGTTTTCTTGAGTAGTTTCAGGATTTGATCCTTTTCTGCCGCCGTAGGATGTAATTTTTTGTAAGCCAACATTTGTATCGTATGTAATATCCTCATCAGCAAAATTACCGGAAATTTTTCTATTGTCAAATTCTCGGAATCGGTCGCTTGTCACCGATGACCCAGTTAATAATGAGCCGTCTACGTCGTAAAGATATGCATAATCATCGTCCTGTAATATTGATTCAGAGGGTTTAGAAGTGTATCTGCCAGGATAGATAATATGTTCAACACCAACATCATCTATAAAAGATATTCTAACATAATGTACGTAATCTTGTGGCATTGGTATAGATAAACTTGGCCCAACTTCTATTTCCTGTATTTTTTCAGTTCTAGAAATATCATAATTAAATTCTTGTATTCCGCGCTTAGCGTGAAACAAAACATCTGATTTATTAACACTTGAAATTAATTTTCCATCACCTACAAAAGCAAGCATGTAATTATTTATAGCGTCCAACAAAGAAATATATCTATATTGGCCAAATCTACTGACTACTCCGCTGGCTTTAACTTCAACAATTTTATTTGCTAAAGGTGCACCGTCCGACGCCAACACATCCGCATTGCTTATATTATTACTAAATGTTAACGTAGGGGAGCTGTAAGAAAAATTAGATGTATTTATTTCTTTTCCGCCAACAAAAATTATAATTGAAGATGGAATTGTTTCAAACGCCGCCGTTGTTAAAGTAAACGCCGTAGCTGTTCCGTTTCCTACAAAACTTTGTGATTTATTATAATACGATTGATGTGTTTTTGTTATTAATCCCATTTATTTTAGTTTTCTAGTTGTATTACTTTATTTTCTTCACCTCCAGCAACTTGAATAATAGTTGGGTCTTTTATAACTACCCCAGCATATCCAAGTATTTTAATAATTAAATCAACCTCATCTGATTCGTGTAATTCAAAATCTGTAGATGTTCCTGACGTGTATTCATATGAGCCATTAGAAGAATTTTTTGTAAACCCCCAATACGGATCTGAAGGAATTTTTATATAATCCAAAGTAAGATTTTCGCCAATTAAACTTATAGGACTTATATGCACACCATTATAACCCCTGTAATATACAGGGTAAGTTTTAGATGGAGTGGTAAGTTTTGATGAATTAACGTAAGTATACTCGGATTTACCGAGTTCATCAAAATTAACAGATCGATTTGATCTAGATATATTTATAACTCTATATAAATCGGATGGTAATGATACATTGCCACTTATTATATCAGTGATTTCTATTGGAAAAGTATAAGGGTTGTTAGCGCCAGTCATAGACGATTGAGGTATTGTAACAATATCTCCTGCTACATATCCAGAACCATTTACCACCGTTGTAATTGTGGTAAATGAATTAGTCGCCGCTACAACTGTTACAGTTAATCCAGTTCCGCTTCCATTTGTTGTAGTAGCTAAATTAGAGTAAGTTCCTGCTGTTATTTGTGTAGGAATGCTAACACCTACTATTGTTGTTCTTTGTCTAACATTAACTCCTGATTTTATAGCACCAATTCCAGTTATTGTTATTTCACTTTCTTTTGAAAAAATATCAATTTTTTCTTTTATAATTTTAGGAATATTTGCGTAGCCATTATTTGTTATATTAGCTTTTTCTTTATTTACGGCTTTATTATAATCAAAAAATGCCCTTTCTAAAAGATCGAGCTGTACTTCTCTGCCAATTCTATTAAATTGATCCGGTGTTAAAAAGCCTCTACCTTCTTTATTTATTATTGAAAGTACGGTTCTATATACTTTATTTACTGATATTGCCATTTATATTTTTTTTATATAATGATTAAGCCGCTTATTTGCGGCCTAACCACTATAAGCATTTTATTTTAATTTTTTTTCAACTGTTTGATATACTTCAATACCTTCATCGGTTTTAAAATATGCAGCTAAAGCTGAATATGGGTTTTCATCAAATGGAACTGTAATAAGTTTCCTATCGTTCGATGCCCATCTGAAAGTTCTTTGATCACTTGATAAAGCTATAATACCATTTTCAACGGCTTTTATACCTACGTTTCTGATATTTATATTTTCATCATTTGCTAATTCTAAGAACAATTCTGGATTGTTTCTAGCAAATAGTAATAAATCTCTTTTAAGCTCTTTAGATGTCATCTTAGATACTTTATTTCCAAGCTCTGTTCTTAATATTGCTTCAGCGTGATCAATATCTATACCCTGAGCCATAGTTAATGCTTGTATTTCGTATTCAAGCACATCCAAGTCATCTTCTGCTTCTTTAACCGGATTGTACTCGTAGAATTTTTTATCCATATCCGGGTGAATAGCTAAAAATCTTTGTAGTGTTTGTTTTTCTTTTGGAACAAATAATTTTCCATCCCTAAAAACAATTCTTGATAATCTTTCAGGACCCTTCATTTCATCAACAAATACTGTTTTTTGATTTTCACAATATTTAATTTCTCTTTCGTATCCTTTTTCTTCGTCAAACCACAATATACCCCTTGTTTTTACCATAAAAGCAATTGGTGATTCGTTTATTGATAATTGGTATAATTTATCTTTTATTTCCCATTTGGGCACAACTTTGGTTGCTTTTTCTTTAGTTTTTGTCATGATATAATATAATATAATTAATAAGAGTAATGATTACCCCCGTCGTTACAACGAGGGTAAAAATTACATTAAAATTTATGAGTCAAATCTCATGAAGTTGTTTGCAGCTTGAACTACTAAACATCTTTCTGATAGATAGTGAATCTCCATTTTGTCATCACCGATTGTAGATGCTCCACCTACTGAACCAGTAACCCAAGATTTTAATTTTCTATCGTCAGCTTGAGAAGCTCTATATCTTACGTGTAAGAAAGGTCTTCTAACATTGCTTCCTAAGTTTTGGTCATATACTGAAGATGTTCCAGCAGGAATTAAAAGTCCTTTTAATCCACCGATTGAACCTCTTGTTGACTTGTCATTTAAGTATTTCCAGTCAGTTTTATAGAAGTCATAAGAACCTCTTCTGAAACCAGAAAAACCTAAATTTAATGCCATGTCTTCAGAGTTATTAAATACTCCAAAACCAAGACCTCCAGAAATATTTGGATTTAAACCTGCAAGTAAGTCATCAATTACTAAGTTAGCGTCTCTGTCTAAGAAAAGCATGTTTTCTTCGATAGCTCCTTGCTTGTCTAATTCTTTTAATACATCATCAAATTCAGATAATACTGCACCTGAATCAAATTGATTTGTAGCTACAATTCCTCTTTCGCCGATAGCAGAAAGTAATCCTTGAGAACCATCTGGAATATCAGAATCAGCAGTTGAATCAGATTTTTCAGATTCAATAGCAATCATTTCTAAATAGTCGTCAAATCTTGCTTTTGTATCAGCAGAAGATTTTAAGTACCATAAGTATCCAGACTCTCCGCCTTCACCGCTTACTTGTACCCACCCAATTTGAGCAGTGTCAGATCCATTAATTTCAAAGTGATCTTTGATAATCATTGGCTTGTTAGTGAAAGTTTTGAATGTAGGCTCTATTGATTCAGTCATACTAGCAGTTCCTTTTTTAAATTCAGAACCGTATACGAAAAATTTAATAGCCACAGCTGTATCGCCAGCAACTAAAACATCTAAATCGTCAAAATTAGCTCCACCGTAAGGTTTTAATGTTAATGTTGAAGTTGAAGCCTCAACACCAGCCTTACAATAAGCTTTTACAACTACTGTACCACCAGATCCAGTAATTTCAGCAACAACAGTAGCGCCTTTTCTTACAGCATGAGCCTCAGTAGCACCACTATCAATTCCAGTTATCGCAGTTACAACACCATCTGTACAGTTAATTGTACCGTTGTAAGATAAGTGTAGTCTACCTTGCTCAGACCAGATTACTTGATCAGAAGACATTGGCATTTCTGCACTAATTTGTGAAAGGAATCCAGAAATAGTTCTGTTTCCATATCTCTGTACTTCACTTTCGTAAAGCTCAGGTAGATATTGCTTAGCCCATCCATCGTTTTGAATGTCTAAGTAACTTCCTAAGGTTGTCATTTTTTGAGCCGAAGGAGTCAAAATGCTGCCAGCCAATGGGCCAGCAAATGAATTATTATTCGCCATTTTAAATTTTTTTTGTTAGTTAATAATTTTTAAGTTTAAATTTTAGCTTAGAATTATCGTCCCCAGAAATAGCTTTTACTTTTATTCCACCGGCTTCAACATATCCACTAGAGGTTTTTCTAGGGTCCATGTTAATGTTTTTAGCTTCTGCACTTAATTGTTTAATTGCGTCAGCTTTACCTTGTTCATAAAAATGGTTAGCTATTTTGTCAGGATTAGAAGCGGCAAATAAAGCTTTATGGTAACCTCCGGCGTCTTGTAACATTTTATTGTCACCAACATATTTATTGAAAACATTCAATAAATCACTTTGAGTTTCTTTTACTTTATTAACATCTTTAACATTGAAACGGTATTTCTTATCTCCCACGTTGAAATTAAAACCTTTAAATTCTTCGTTAAAAACTTTACTAGTTTCTTGTTGAAAATGTTTTGTTTGCTGCTGTAATAATTCTTCAGCTGATTGTTGCTCTTTATTGTATCTGTCAAAAAAGTCAATAGCTTTTTGTTGTTCAGGAGCTAATTTGGAACCCAACTTGACTTCCTTATAGTATTTTTCCTTAGTTTCATTTAAAAACTTATTGGCATTTGCGACTTCCTCTTTAAGAGCAAGTTTTTTTCGTTTAATATCTCTTTCCTCATCAATTTCTGCGTCAAATGAAAATTGATCGTCTAATAAAAACGATACTTCATCATAACTTAAATGAGGCTTAGTTTGTTTATAGTATTCTCTTAGCAATGTATTTTCATCTACATTTGAATAGTCAGCACTAAGTCTAACGTAATCTTCAAGAGTTCCACCAGTTTCTTCCATAAATTTTACCAAGTCTTGTATGTTTTCTGGTAAATTTACCTCTGGTTCTTTTGTTTCTTCAATCGGGTCAACTTGTTTTTCTTCAGCTGTTGGGGCTTGTTCTTTTGAAACTTCCTCCTCAATAACTTCTTCAAGCACAGGTTCTTCTACTTTTTCTTGCTGTACTTCTTGCAGTTCCACTTCGGCTTTTTCCCCATCTTTTTCATTTTCGCCGCTTCCGCGTAACACGCCATCTTCTGTTTCTTGTTCTTGAACGGCATTTGTTTCTTCTTTTGGTTGATTAATTTTTCCTAAATCTACAGTGTAATCGCCATCTTCATTAGTTGATGGCTTTTGTACCTCTGCTTCTTTTTCAGCAATAGACTTTTCTTCGACGTCTAAAGCTTCTGCTTTGATGTTTTCTGACATAATAAAATATAATTGTTTAAGTATTATCTTGGATCAAATTGTTCTAATCCAAATCCACCTAAGTTATCAAATCCAGCGGATTCAAAGTTTTTTGGTGGTTTTCCAGATTTTCTCTGGTCTATAAGTTCACTTTGTTGTGAAGCTTGTATTTTTGTTCTTTTATCTTTACGATCTTCTTTGTACTCCTCTTTTTTATTAATCACCTGGTTATCCTGCTCCTTAAGCTTCATATTAAGCTGAAACTCAAACTCCATTAACTCTTTCTTTATAGCCGCTTCTCTTTCTAATTTAGCTATATCAAGTTGTGATTGCGCTTGCGCGATTTGTACTTTGCTTTCAGCAATACCTTGCTGTTTTTGTATTTCTGCGGCGGCTCCCGCTTGAGCTGACTGAGCGTTAGCTTGCGATTGTGCTTGTATGTTTTCTTGTTGGATTTGTCTGTCCCTATCAAATTTTTGTTTTCGTCTTAGTTTTAATAACTGATTGGCTAACTTTAAATTCTTTATTTCTCTAACATCAATAGCATCCTCAAGCTCTATTTGCTTTTGATTCATTGCCATTTGTATATTGTTTTCCAACAATTGTTTTTCTTCTTCATCAGGGGCTAATTGCAAAAATATACCGAAGTCATGTATGTGCAGTCCTTTTATTTCATCTAAAGTATTAACATTAAATTTACCTAAAGACTGTATAAAAGAGTTTTTAGTATTAGAGTATTCTAAAACATCTGATATTCTAAGTGATATACATTCTGCTGTTTTTAAAGTAATATATAAACCAGCCTGCAGTATATGCCTTGTAGCGGTGTTTGAATTTGCTGCTGCTAATTTCTGTATGCCAACTAATGCGTTTTTATCAGGAGTACTTCCGTCTCTGGCCTCATTTAATCCAGTAACATCTCTCATCATTTGAAGATAATAGTTGTAAGACTGTATTAAGCTTTGTATTTTTGAACCACCAGCTCCGGCCCTTAACTCTTGTATAGGCACTCTTCCGTTATTAAAATCACCGTCTTGAGTCATAGATCTACCTATAACAGAACCGGTTTGGAAGTACATATTTAAAGCTTCTTGCGGATTATAATTAGTTCCATTACCTAAATCAACCTCCGCTAATCCATCTGCATCTAAATAAACGCCATCAGGCACCATGCGAGATAACACTTGTTGAAGTTTTAAATGAGTAATTTGAACCATATCAGCAAAAGAGGTCATTCTACTAACTAATGATTCAGTTTTACCTTTATATATTCTAGGCGCCACAATATTATAACTCATCTGAACTTTAGTAATATCAGATTTAGGCCTTGTCATATTTACAGCTTTCTGCCATTTTAATAGCTTATCGTGACCTACAATTTTTGCACCTTCATATAAACACTCTATAGATCTATTTACTTTTTCAAATCTAGCCCTAGAATCTTTAGGTGGATTAAATTTATCATCTTTTTTAATTGCTTTATCTGCACCTGAAGATGTTTCTTTTATTTTGTATACTTGATTTTCAAATGTTTTATATTCAAAATACAAAACATATACAAAATTTTTATCAGAAGAATTCACGCCAATTTGATTATATAACAATGAACTGTTACCTTTACCCTCAAGTTCTTCAATATCTTCTGTTGTTAATTCTGGAAATTGCTTTTTCAATTCTACTAAACTAACTCTTCTCACTTCACCAACATAATATAAGTCATCAAAATATGGTGAGTCTGTGTAAGAATATATTAAATCAGAAGGGTCAACGTATTCTAGCTTTATACCTTCAGCGGTATTAAAACTATTTTTAACGCATCCAATGCCTAAAACAGTAATATCGTAATCTAATCTTTTCTTTAATAAATCATATTTATTTAAATTAAACACGTTAGATATTGCTTCTTCCTGTGCAATTTCCACTGCCTGCTTGTAGTCAAGCTGCATATGTAAAGATAATTCTTCTTCGCTTTCAGGAACTTTGGATTTATCATTTTTAAATGTGTCTAGCCCTGTGGTTTGCTGTACTTTTTCTTTGAAGTCCTTTAATCGCATGTCTTCCACTAACCCTTGAACATATTTTGTTCTAGCCGCCGAAGCAACTCCATCCACCGAATAAGCTTTCAAGTCGTATGCTCTTTCCGCAATACCGTTAACAACTATATCCACAAACTTTGGTATAATAGGAACAGGTTTCCAATCTAAGTTTAAATATGATAAATCACCGTTAATGGATAATTCATCTTTATATTTTTTAATGCTTTGCTCGCCTCTTGCATATAACCTAAGGTTATGATAATTATCTCTATTTGAGAAATAGCGAGATCCTCCTGAATCTTTTTTGAACCATTCTGACTCAACAGCTTTAGCGATTTGAAGTCCATAATCTAAACCTCTTTTTTCTGCGTCGCTAACTGCTTGACTCGGAAAAATACCTTTTGGTGATACTCTTGCCATTTATTGTATTATTTTTGAAAAATTTCCATTATTGTTATATTTAGAAAAACTAAAATTAACTTTACTTTTTAATTGCCTAACTTGATTTGGTGCGTATCTATGTTTATTGCATGCCATAATTGCTAGCCCTGAACTGATAGCTGCGTCAAATTTTGTTCTTTTATTTATATCAAACTTTGCCCAATCGTTTAATGTATTATTAAAATACATATCACCATAACTGCCATCTTCTTTTTCACCTACATAATTATTTATATAACTTTCAATTGCAGCGGCATGGGCTTGCCTAATATCTTCGCTTGAGTTTGGTATACCACCTATTTCTTTTTCGGTAACTGATAATTTATTCCAAACTTTATCGGGCCTATTCATTGAATATGCTCTGTATCCTCTTCTTTTTAAATAATATAGTAATCTAGGTTTATTATTTTCAGCAAGTATTGGCATACCATAAAAATGTAATGCCATTAATATATCTTCAAAAAACATCTCCGCTGTTTGCGGTCTAGCTATATATTCAAGAAAAAACATATTAGCAGGGATTTCTTCCATACTAAATTTTGTGAGACCGTGCAAAGCGCCTTTAGATCCTTGGCCGTCGGTAGTTCCGGATATATCGTAGCTATCGCAGCCAAATGCACCGCCATGTTCGTTTCCAGGATATTTAATTCCATTTTTTGTTATTACTTTATTTTGTAAATGTATAGGTGGAACCCAACTAACATTAAATCTTCCATTTGGATTAGGTATAAACTCTACTTTTGTATCTTTTACACCATTTTGCCATTGAAAGCTACCTTTAGTAACTAATGCACTGTATTTTGCTTCTTCATTAAAATCAACTTGTTCGTATATTTTTGCTAAATTAAATATACTATTTTTAGTTTCGTCTCTAAAAGCGTGCTCTTCTGTTCTTGGGAATTGACGATAAAATTCATTTAAACCGTCTTGATCTCCTTTTAATCCCTCAACTTCATTTTCCCAATGTTCAATAACCCCGACGTCGATATTATCTCCGTTGTGGTCTTTAACAGGCTTTTCGGGTGTGTTAAAGACAGGTAATCCATAAGTATCAATGAATCCCTCGAAGTTCCATTCCATAGGTATGAACAAACTATATAATCCCGAACGAGTCTGTCCGTTTTTGTTTCTTCTTGTAATATCTGAATCATTATACAGTTTTTTAAAATTTTCACCGCCTTTG